GAGAAATCAAGGTCGGCCGTTCCTTACGTTTCTGATTTCTCAGATTCGTGGACGGTTAGGATATATGCGTCTTGGTTTTGTAAAACCAGCTATCCGTTACATGTCTTGGTGCTCATCCTTGGGCCGATGTCAAGGCTTAAAAGGGTTAGTAATAACCCTTAAAGCTTTGAATACATCATTGGCTCAGTCCATAGCGAGAGATTTGAATTCTTTTCCTCGTACTCCTCGAGTACGGCGAGGGATGTTAGGACTCCCTACTGTTATACCCGTTCTTCATAGAAGACGAATAGCAGCTGGAGATATCCTAATAATCCGGTACTGGTTTACTCTCTTCTCTATTTATAGAGTTATTGAGTTTCCAGGAAAGATATCCTTTTCTTCAATTACCGATCCGGGTAAAGATCTTTCTAGATTTCTACCTGACTGGTCACTATTTTGTGGACGGTTCTGGCGAAAACTTGTTAAATTACAGGCCGTAGACGAGGATGATCTTAGATCTCCCCTTACTCTACTAGCTAGATTTCGAGTTTCACCTTTTCTCATTCCACGGACAACTCCAACGAATGATTTATATCTGTCTACGTCTCCATTTGGAATAATTCGTACAGCTATAGCTTGGTCCCAATCGGACCTGTTTCCATTCTTTAAAGATTGGTTACAGCTAACGCGAAATACTAGATTCTTAAATTGGTTAGAAGACTTTAGTAAAGTAGCACCTTCTCTGGTAACAGAGGAGGCCGCCTCCGGGCGAACGTCTCTTGGTAAACTAGGTTTAAAAGATGAACCTGCGGGTAAAATCCGTGTATTTGCTATGGTTGACTGTTTCACGCAATGGGCAATGAAGCCATTGCATGATTACCTGTTTACCGTCTTGAAGGTAATCCCTCAAGACGGGACATTCGATCAACTTGCTCCTGTTAAACTATTACAGTCTAAAGGACATAAACGGTTCTGGTCATTAGACCTTAGTTCCGCTACTGATCGTCTTCCAATTCTCCTTCAAGGGGTGCTCCTAAGCAGACTTATAACTGCTCATGGGGCAAACCTTTGGATGAGCCTAATGGTGGGACGTACGTATGATTTACCTAGACGGGTCATTGACCTGGACGATGATGGTGAACGATTTATACGTTACGCAGTTGGGCAACCAATGGGTGCTTTAACATCGTGGGCAATGCTTGCTATGACCCATCATGCTATAGTGCAGATGGCAGCAGAATTGTCTGG